GTCAATTCCGCAGGAGTGCTAAGTTGACCCCCATTACGATAAAGTAAGAGAATCCGACAAGAGAAGAAAGGGAATTCCCCATGCCAAGCACACCATTTCGCAAGCCGCCCCGTCACATTATTGGGTTCTTCAAGAATCCCGAGACATGGGATGCGGCGATATTTGAGACTCTGATTCGAGATGAATTAGAGAACACGTATGGCGCAATCTCGGCCAGCGATGAAACGCTGATTGCTTCGATGATTGTGATCATGGAATCGCTGACTGAGGCGCAGCGGCACATCAACCAAGAAGGCTATATCACGCAGTACGCTGCCGGTGTCGGTACGACGGGTTGGGTCAAACTGCGGAATGAGTCCATTGACAAACTGATCAAGATTCTTGGTGAGTTGGGTCTGGTGGCTCGCGGTCGCCCGAAGAAAGTAAACAAGCCTACTGAAGTCGATGAGCTTTTCGCCGCTGCTTGAGCCTGCGTTTCAATACGCAGCCTCGGTCTGTCGGGGGGATATAGCGGCGTGTGAAGATGTTCGGCTGACGTGCCAGAGATTTCTGGACATGGCCGAGCGTAAGGACGCGCCCTATGAATTCGTCCCGGCCAAGGCCGAGCACATCCTGAAGTTTGTCCGGTTCTGCAAGCACGTTAAGGGACCGGACGCTGGCAAGCCGATTCAGTTGCAGGGCTTCCAAGTTCTGTGGCTTGCGGCCATCTACGGCTTCCGGCATCGAAGCGAGCATGACAAACGCTGGGTCACTGACGTAATCCTGTTTGTGCCGCGCAAGTCGGGCAAGACTACGCTCGCGTCTATCGTGGCACTGTACGAACTGATGTTCGGTGAGGTCGGCGCTGAAGTGTTTACGCTGGCGACCAACCGCGAACAGGCATCGATCTGCTTTGACTCCTCGAAGGCAATCGTGGAGTCGATGGATGAGCATCTGGCCGCGAAGTTCGTGCTGTATCGCTCTGAGATTAAGAAGCAGGGCGACTCGACTTCGACGTACCGGGCATTGAGCCGCGAGAACCGCAAAACGGGTGACGGCAAGAACCCGTCCTGCGCGATGATTGATGAGGCGGCGCAGATTGTCGAGCGTTCGTCGATTGAAGTGCTGCACTCCGGCATGGGTGCGCGGAAGAACCCGCTGCGCGTGTACATGACCACGGCCAGCTTCACACGCGAAACCAAGTTCTTCGAGGACTTGAGCTACTACCGTTCGGTGCTTCGAGGTGACGCATCAGACAACGGCAAGTGGTTTGGGCTTTGCTACTCCATCGATCAGGGCGACAACTGGCGCGACGAATCGACCTGGGGCAAGGCCAACCCCATGCTGGGCATCTCGGTCACCACCGAGCACATCCGGCACATGGCAGATGAGGCTGCGGCCAAACCCGCCTCGCTTAACGAATTCCTGTGCAAGCAACTGAACATCTATGTGTCGGCTAACGCGGCATGGGTGGACCGCAGGCACTGGGATGAGTCGATTGGGCCTATGCCTAGCGACAAGCCGGAATCGTCGTTCATCGCCTTCGACTTGGCGCATAGCCGGGACTTGAATGCGGTCTGCACGCTGCACCGATATTCGGAAGAAGACTTCTATGCCGAGTTCAAGTTCTTCCTGCCTGAAGACTCGCTTGACTTGGTGCCGAACCACTATCGGTCAATCTTCGATCAGGCGCGGCAATCGGGCATCCTGAAGCTGACACAGGGCAACGTGACTGATCTCAATGAGATCGAAACGTACATCTGCGAGCAAGCAGAGAAGCACGAAATCAAGGAAATCGCGTTTGACCCGTATAACGCCGCCGCGTTGGTAGCCAACCTCTACGGCAAGGGATTGCCGGTGAAGAAGGTCGGTCAGGGCATGGCGGTGCTTTCTAACCCGTCAAAGACGACCGAGCAGCTAATCCTCAAGCACGCAATTAAGCACAACGGCAACCCGTTTGTCGGCTGGCAACTGGGGAACTGTGAGATTTACATTGATGCAAACGCCAATGTAAAGGTAAGAAAGAATGCTGCCGACCCGTCTGCCAAGATTGACGGGGTGATTTCGTTGATTATGGCTATGCACTGCCATTTGGACAACGTATTTGTGTCCGATTCGTTTGGCTTCCGCACTATTGAGTGGTAGTATCGGAGCTAAACGGGGGCCAACATGGGAATTTTGGACGTTTTCAAACGCAAAAAAGGCCAGTCTGACGAATCGAACACCCTGTTCGGCCAGACCACGCTGGGCAACAACATCCTTTATCAAGGCGATAACAGGAAGCCCACGGTCAACACCCAGATTCTGTACGTCACCACCAGCGCGTCTAACACCGCTGGCCGCATCGTGGATATGTCCACGTTGCAGCGCAATAGCACGATTACGTCCTGTATCGCGCTGAAAGCTCGCACAATCGCGCAGCTTCCCATCAAAATCATGTGCGAACTTGATGATGGGTCATGCGTTGATGCGTTGACTGACTCTCGCGTTAGCAAATACAACAAAACCAAGGCCACTCAAGTCCTCAAGCTGCTCCAGCAGCCCAACCAGTTCCAGAGTCAGTACGAATTCTGGTATCAGTGGGTGATGTGGCTGGAGATGTCCGGCGAATCGTTTGTTGTCTGGTGGCGTAAGGATAAAAAGAACCCGGCCCAGACGCCGATTGAGATGTACGTGTTGGACAGCACGCTGATTGCGGTGCAGAACACACCTGCGCGTTATCCTGAGTACAGGCTGTCCACGCCCAGCTACGGCTTTAACAAAGATGAGCCGTTGCAGTACTACCAGATCATGCACACCAAGGAAATGCCTTGGCAGGGTTCGGCTGGCTGGAACAAGGGCATCGCTGCGGTCGAGTTGGCATCTCTAGATCAAGACATCGATCTGTATGCCAACTACATCATGCTCAACGGCGCAAAGCCCAGCGGCGTGTTTACCACCGAGCAAGTTATTCCTGACGTTAAGTACAAAGAGCTGGCTGCGCGGCTTAAAGAGGCGTGGAACAGCCTGACTGGTTCGCGCAATACCGACCCGAGCAAACCGGGTCAGGGCATGTTGCTGGACCAGGGCATGAAGTACATGCCGATTGACATGCTGACGCTGCAAGACGCTGATGCGGCCAATCTAAAGATGCAGACCATGAAGCGCATCGCCGGATTGTTTGGCGTGCCGCCTGCGATGATTGGTATCACCGATTCCAAGTACAACAATACGCAGACGATGCTGGATGAGTTCTACAAATCCACGATGTATCCGATGATCATCAACGTCCAGCAGAAGCTCAAGCAGCATTTGCTGGCCGATTATTCGGCGCTGCGGATTGAGTTCGACACGCAAGAATTCTTGTGCGGCGCTCCGCTGGACCAGATGAACTACGTCACGGCTGGCGTCAAAAACGGCATCATTACGCCCAATGAGGCGCGGGAATACTTGGGCCGTGCGTCTATGCCCGGTGGCGATGAATTGGCTGTTGACGTAGGTGGCGCTAACGACCCGATTCCGGGTCAGTCACCTCAAGACACGGGCGGCGGCGGCGGCAATCAGCGCAGGCGAGCCAAAATTGGCACGACTTGACATCTGTCATGGTTAATACAAAATACTTGGCAGCACTTGCCCAAATGGTGAGAAAGCCGCAAGTGCCGGTGCTGTTACAGCGCGCCGCCCCTAAAATACAAGACAATAATCAAGCAATTGACTTAGGGGTCATCAATGAAGAATCTCCAGTTGGTGTGCGAAGCGCAACTAAGACTGACCGAAAAGGCAGGAAGCGCCGAACCCACGGGAAAGATTGAAGCGACCGTTACCACCTGGGGGCCTCGTGAAGGCGCGGATGGTCGCCGGTTCTTCTATAAGCCAGAAGGCTTCATGGAATGGGCCAAAGAATTCAGCAAATCGGGAAGGCCACTTCCCATGTTCGTCAACCACAACGCAGATGCGGTGCCCGTTGGCGAATGGAGTTCGTTTGAGTTCACAGACGAAGGAATGACTGCCGAAGGTCGGTTGTATCTCAATACCACCGCTGGCTCGGACTTGTATCAGGTGATGTGTGAGTCACCCGCAATGTTCGGCGGCGTTTCTGTAGGAGCTTACGCCGATGAATACGAAATGGTCGATGCTGAAGGAGCGCCTTGCGGCGATATGGAAGAAGGTTACTTCCAAATTACGCAAGGAGGACTCCGCGAAGTCTCAGTAGTCATGTACCCGAACAATCCTCGCGCCGAAGTCTCCAAGCTGGAGTTCTTCCGCGAGGACGGGTCTGCTGACCTAAAAGTTTTGGAGCAAGCACTGCGGGATGCAGGGCTTATCAAAAAAGATGCGGTCGCTGCCGCATCTGTCTTTAAGCGCGTGCTGGAACAGCGGGATGCTGCGCCTGTCGAGCTTGAAACTGCGACGCAACAGAGGGATTCTGATGCGGAAGCGACCGAAGCGGAATTGCTCTCTGCCATTGAGCAGTGGGAAATTCTTAAACATCTTGAAAACCGTTTGAAGGGTTAATCATGTCTGAGAAGATTTTTGAGAAGCTGGACGAAATCCAATCGTCCATGCTGGGCAAAGCCGAAGGCGTTGCTGAGTCGAAGGCTGTTGAAATTGCTGAGGCTGTTAAGGCCGAAGTCAATGAGAAGCTGGCGACTCTGGAAGCAAAGATTGCTTCTGTTAACGCTCCCGAGATCATTCGTCCTCTGGCCAAGTCGGTTCGCGCTGATGTGAACCGTTCTGTGCGCGAGCAGCTTTCTAGCTTCTACAAAGGTGGCAAGCAGCTCGAAAAAGAACTGGTGATGTTCGCTGATGAGTCTCAGTATCAGGCTTATCTGAACGAAGCATCGCAACTGACCGCTGGTGGTGACGGTAAGGGTGGTCGCACCGCTTACGACCCCGTGTTCGTTGCTCTGCGTCTGTACAACCCGCTGCGCGGCATTTCTCGCACTGTGGCTACTGATGGTTCGTCCTATCAGTTCCGCGTGAAGACGGGCAACGCTGGTGCTCAATGGGGCTACGGCATCCAAAATAACGGCACGCCGACGACTGAAAACACCTCCATTTGGCAAATCGTGCTGAAGGACATCAACGTGCAGTTCCCGATCCGCACTGCGGCTCTGGACGACATCGATGGTTTGGAAGCCAACGTGGTTGACGACATGCTCGCCGAATTCGCGCAGTCGGAAGCCGCATCGATGATCAGCAACAATGATCAGAGTGGCACGGGTACTTCCGTGACCACTGGTGGTGCTGACGGTCTGCGCGGTCTGGACCAGTACGGTGGTGCGAATGCAACCTACACGGGTGGCACGACCTCTACCGCTGCGTTCGGCACTTCTGGCACCGGCTCTACCTCTGGCCTGCACTCGCTGGCAACGTATGACCAGTTGACAACCAACGGGTTCGCCACGGCTAACAACGTGACGTTCCAAGACGTTGTGAACATGGTCTATGCGCTGCCGCAGCAGTACTGGACCCCCTCGGCCAAGTGGATGATCAACCCGGTCATGCTCTCGGCCATTCGTGGTCTGAAGGACAACCAAGGCACGCCGATCTTCGAGCGTATGCACCCGGCTGAAGCCCCCGGCATCGTGGGCAAGCTGCTTGGCTTCGATGTGGTGGTCAACTCTTATGTTGACACCCCCAACGCTGCCGGTGCATCTGCTGGTACTGTCTCGAAGTACCCCATGTTCTTCTGCGACTGGTCGCGTTTCCACACGATCATCGACCGCTTGAACATGATCATGCGTCGCTACGATCAAACCGCCCCCGGTTTCATAACATTTTTTGGAGAAAAGAGATTGGCCACGAGCGTTCGTGATCCCTTCTCTGGCGTTCGTTATCGTTCCACGGCAACGGGTGCTTAATAAAGATGGGGGCTTCTGCCCCCTCTTTTCAAAGAAGTCTTACGGGCTTCTTTGAAAGGAATCACTGGGCGCAACTTGAAAAGGAATACGCCAATGGACAAGGCAAACGCTTCCATCACCGAAGCATTCTTGGATGCCATGAAGACGGCAATTTATGAACAGCGTCGAGTTAAGCTGGATGTGAAAGAAGCATCGGCTTTAACAGGTTCTGGCACTGGGATCGGTGGCCGCGTCATCTTTGACGATGCGTTTGCTGCGCTGCGTTATGCCAACCCGTTCCGGCAAGCTGTGCGTCAAATTGCTGTGTCTGGCTCGGATGCTCAGTTCGTTGCCAAGACTGGTAACGCGACCAACCAAGCTGGCAACCCTTGGGGCTACGTTGTGCAAAACAACACTGGCGCTCCTGACACCAACACAAGCATTTGGCAATTGCCGGTGCGCGTAGTGGCTGCTCGATTGCCCATTCGCTCTGCTGTTCTGTCTGACGTTAACTACTTGGACGAAACGCTGGTCGAAGACATGATGCTGGAATTCAGCCAGCTCGAAGCCGCATCGATGGCCGTCAACTCCGACCAAAGCGGCTCGACCACTACCACCACTGGCGCTGAGAATGGCCTGCGTGGACTGGATATGTACCTTGATGGTGCAACCTCTGCGTTTGGTACCAGCGGCACGGCCATCACCAACGGCATCCACACAATTGCCACTCAGACGGCCACCACGTCTATTGTCTACAACGACCTGACTGCTGCTGCGTCCAAGCTGCCGGCTCAGTATTGGTCGCTGCCCGGTACGGCATGGCACATCAATCCCAACACGATTGAGTCGCTGCGCGAAGTCAAGGACACCGCTGGTCTTCCCATCCTGCTCGAATCGGGCGATGATGACGGTGGTTCTTTGACGCATCTGTTTGGCTTCAAAGTGATCCCAAACCCGTACTTGTCTGCCACCTATCCGATCTATCTGGCGAACTGGCCGAGGTTTATGACCATTGGCGACCACACGCAGTTTTCGATTCAGATGATGGAGCAGACTTCGCCCGGTTTTGTGACGATGTACGCGGAGAAGCGTGTGGTTTCGACCGTGCGTGACCCGTTCGCTGGTGTGCGTATCAAGCTCTGAGGATAAGTAATGTCCACAAGTCCTGCTCTTTCAGACGGTGGGCCATACCTGTCACCCACGCGCAATCCATTCAACTACTCCAAGGTTGAGCAGATTGACCGCGACAACGTGACAGCATGGCTCACGCTTGATGAGATCACGCAGCAGATCAACTTGTTTGAAGATGAGTCGCAGGACGTTTATCTAAAGAGTCTTGAGCTTGCTACCCGGCAGGCGATTGAGGACTACCTGGGTCTTCCAATCATGCCGGTGAGTTATCGGGTGTACTACAACGGCAATGCTCTGTGGGGCGTGCCGCTGTCGCTTGATTTGCCTGAAGTCAGTCCTGGCACCGTAAGCAGCCCGTTCTGCAACAACGGCAATAACGGCGTCACGATCAATCGCGTTGGCTACTGGAATGCCAATACGCCAAGCGTGTTCATCACGTTGGCAAATACTGACTATTCCTACGACAACAGCGGCAACAAGATCATTCTGGCTAATCTGCCGACTGATCTAAATTACTTTATGACCGCGCCAATCGTGGCTGAGTACACCGCTGCTGCCAGTCCTTTGAGTGCTTACCCGGTCATCAAGCAAGCTGGCCTGTTGCTGTTCACGCATCTGTATAACAACCGCAGCAACACGGTTGACACGCCACTGCGAGAGATTCCCTACGGTGTCTCTGCGCTTCTTCGCCCGTACAAGCCTTTGGTGCTCTGATGGCAATCGCACGGTTTGAGAACATCACCGTCAATTCGCTTACGTTCGCTAAGTCGGATTTTGGTGAGCAAACCACGGCAATAACGAAGTGGTTTGGCACCCGTGCGCGTATCTCTGATGTCGCCAACAGCTTGAAGATTTCTGATCGGTATCGTCTGTATCAAGATTTGGTGCAGATGACGCTGAACTACACGCCGAATGTCAAGCAAATCGTTGACCGGCAAGACCTGTATTCGTTCAACTGGCGCGGCCATGACTGGCGTATCACTGACTGCCGGGAAGCAAACGACCGGATGACAGTGACGTTCATGTGCTATCGCAACGATCCGGTGGTGGCGGTCTAATGGCAGCTCAGCAAAACCCAGTTGCGTATGGCAAGGCCATTCAGTACCAGTTGCAGCAGATCGTCAACCCGGTGCCGGTTTATGCCGCCTTCAACCGCAACTTCGCCACGCAGCCCAAGTTCATTACTTGGATGGCGCGAAGCATTCACCAGCCCGTCTATACGGGTCCGGTGCAGTCGGTCAAGGGCATTGACACGCCGGTTTTCCAGATCAGTATCTTCACGCAAGTGATCGAAGACGGGTTCACAATTTCCAACCAAATACTACAATCTCTGCATGGATACAGTGGTCAATTTGGTGGGCCGACTGGATTTAATGTGTCGAAGGCAGATGTATTTTGGCTATACAACTCCTACGACAACACAGAAAAGATGGCGCAAATCTTTCTAGATTGCACCTTATACATTCCAACGTAAGACAAGACTTGTTCAACCACTTGAAGGATTGAAAAATGGCACTTCCGAATAAAGTCTTGCCGGGTTTTTCTGCGGCGATGTACGCCCAATCTGGCGCAACTCCCACCCCGTTGACCATCGCCCAACTTTCGCTTGTGGCGAGCGTGTCTCCGATTGCCGTTTCTGGCAATCAACTCAACATCGAAGCGGTCCCTGCGTTTGGCATGGATGACGCAATGGCTAACTACTCGGTGGCCGGCTCGCGTCAATCCGACAAGATTCCGACTCAATCAGCGCCCACCAGCATGACCATTACGGCTGCCTGGAACCCGAGCGATGCAAACATTCTGCAAATGCGCGCTGATGCCTACAACGGAACCGTTGATCGCACGTTTGTGATTGCCGCTACCGAGGGTAGCAACATCGTTTACTACGCATTCAACGGTCGCGTATCGAACTTCCAAGTCGATGCCCAGCCGAATGCCGAGGCCAAGGCAATCTTTACCGTTCATCCCCGTGGCAACCAGTACGGCTGGTCCAACAACGTTTAAGGAGCTAACGTGGCACTTCCAAACAAAGTTCTTCCCGGCTTTAGTGCATCGCTTTGGATGCAATCTGCCGCAACTCCCACGCCTTTCAGCACGGCCAACCTGTCGGTTTGGTCTGCCCAGGTCGCCACGATTGTGGGCACTGCTGCTGGCGGCACTGGCGCGGCTGGCGTGCAATTGCCGGTTGAGGCTGTCCCTGCTTTCGGCATGGACGATGCAATGGCGAACTTTTCTGTCGCTGGCTCACGCCAGTCGGACAAGATTCCCACGCAGTCTGCCCCGACCAGCATGACGATTACCGCTGCTTGGAATCCTTCGGATACCGCACTGCTGCAAGTTCGTTCTGACGCTTACAACGGTACGGTTGATCGCACCTTTGTGGTCGCAGCTTACGACGGCACCAATACGGTTGCGTATGCATTCAATGGCCGAGTCGGCAATTTTCAGATTGACGCCCAGCCCAACGCTGAAGCCAAGTGCATGTTCACGGTTCACCCCCGTGGCAACCAATACGGTTGGAGCAACAGCTAATGACACTCAAAGCAATCATCGATGAGATTGCTAATGCACGGGCAGACATCAAAGCTCTCGCCCGTGCCCAAATGGTTGACCCTGCGGAAGTCGCTGCGGCACTTGCAAAGGCAAAACCGGGCACGGTTGAGCATGTGGTGTTGTCTGTCCTAGCAGAAGCGCATCCGGCAAAGGCTCCAGCAGCGCCGCCTCCAACAGAAGAATAAGACAAGTGA